TACCAATCTTTGAACGTATAGCTGCTATGCCTATACTTAATATTAAAGCAAAAGAATGGGCAGATAAACATGATGCATTTTTTATTCCTCTTGGATTAAAACATGAATTGGCTACTGCTGCTATAGTGCATGCCGCTTCAAAAATCTCTGAACCAGAAGAAGTATATGTTGCTATTTCAACAGGTGTACTATCTCGTGCTCTGCAGATAGCATGGCCAAATGCTAAATTTACATGCGTTGCTGTAGCTCGTAATTTGAAAGCTGGTGAACTTGGAAGAGCCAATGTTATTTCAGAACCTTTAGAATTTATGCAAGAAGAACCTATACAGCCACCATTTCCAACCGTAAGAACATACGATGCTAAAGTTTGGAAGTACATTCCTAAGAATACTGGAAGAAACATATTAATGTGGAATGTCGGTGCTGAACCACAGTTGACAAATTTGAGCATTTATGATACTGTTAAATCTTATAAAGACTGGGATAAAAATCTATGACAGCAGTTTTAACAGCTCCTTTCATTCCTATTGCCAAGAATCTTTCATCACATCGTGCAGCGCAAGGTGTGATTTATGCTGACCAACTTAAGCAGGCTGGTGTTGATTTATATGTCAATATGTCGCTCGATCGTTATATAGAAGATCATAATCAATTTGATACAATGTATGTATATCATGGCAATGATTGGTCTGGGCATTTAAATTTATTTGGTGGATTAAAAGAATTTCCACATGTTGACAACTTTTTAAACTTCTCTAAATTTAAAGGTAAAGTTTATTCGTTGATTGTTGACTTTCCAAATTATTATGAACAGTTAAAACATAAAGTTGATCTGGCTAATAGTAAAAATAAACCTATCGATCCTCGTTGGAATCAGGTTGATTGGAACAATATCATTCGCATGCAGAATGAAGCAGAGACTATTACACCGAACTTATTGAAAGTATATCCTAATATTGCAATTGGAGATAGTCATGCTATTTGCATGTATCGTCCTGAATGGATAAATTATTCAATACCATTTAAGACTCTACATGGTGCATTAAAGATAGGTCTTCATACCTTCATTAAACCATGTGATCATGATTTTGCAAATGTAGAATTTTATTTTGGTAATATTGATGTTCGTCATCATCTTCTACGTCAATCTGATCCTATAACAGCAACTAAAGAACTTGTTAGAGAATATACTCGTCAAGCTCTTGGAGTTGCAGAGATGTATAATGCTACTGTTACTCTTTATGAACTTCTTCCAATTGAAAACGAAAAGCGCCATATTCCAAAAACTGGATGGTATGAGAAGACACCTTTCTATGGATCTCGTGTTGAACGAGATAATATTCGTAAACTCTTTAAAGAAGAATTAAAAAAATATGAATGTAATTCTCTTCGTATATTTCAATGGGTAGATGGACTTATCAATGATTATGGTGAGTTAGATTTTAAATATATGGAAAAACCACAATCTGTGCATCTTTCTAGAGAATATTATCCACATTGGCAAGGTTGGGAGTGGAATGGACTAAAATCTTCTATAAATAAAACATCTATTGTATATAATGCCAACCTTGAAAGTTTTCTATGAGACATGCTACAATTATTCCACTTATCGGTGGAGAAGCAATTGCTTCAACTAATGTGTTTGGAAGTAGACCAGATTATATCCTTTCATATAGTGCATTTAAAGATAACGAATCACATCTATTAAACTATTGGAATCATGAAGTTTCATATCATTTACTTGATGAAGGCCAACGTCATCCACACGATGTAGATATTGTTTCTAGTGTATGCCCATGCGCTGGACTATCAATGTTTTCAACTGGTTATGGTGAACATAATCCTAATAATAAATGGATGATAGAAACTGCCAAGTATATTCTTGGTGAAGTTAAACCTAAAGTATTTTGGGGTGAAAATGCACCAGCTCTTGCAGGTAAAATAGGTAAACCAATCAGAGAACAACTTCAACAAATTGGTAAAGAGAATGGATATACCATGACTCTCTATCGTACTAAGAGTTTGTTGCATGGTGTACCACAGGTTAGAGAACGTACATTCTATTTCTTCTGGCGTGGCAATAAAACTCCTATTCTTAATTTCTATAGTAGAGAATATGAGAAGATTGAAGATGTTATCACTGGTGTAAAATCAAACACCATGATGGAACCAATTAATAAAAATACTCCTAGCAATGATCCTTTCTACCGTTATCTTCTTGAAGTTATTCATGGCGGTGTTACTCATCGTGAACACTTTGATCTCCTTGATCTAAGAGATATCGCAGTTAGATATTTTGATGCTAAATCACTTATTGAACATCACAATCATTCATACATTCAGGTTGGCGAATGGATGCAGAATCAAGGATATGATAAGGAAGCAGAAAAATGTAAACGTATACATGAAAAGCTTACATCTGGTGGTAATATTATGAGACGTGGTACAATTGTACCTAAAGATCATATTGGTGCTTTTGTTGGTCATTATCCGAAGATGCTTACACATCCATATGAAGATAGATATATTACTTATAGAGAAGCGCTTAGTATTATGGGTATGCCAGAAGATTATGAATTGCTTAAACCAACTACAAGTTATAATCATATCTGTCAGAACGTTCCAGTTAAAACTGCAACTGATATGGCAACAGAAGTTAAAGCCGTTTTAAATGGTGAAAGAGATTATGTTGACAATTTTATGATTTATCAATATAATCATGATCGTACCAATGAAATTGTTAGCACAAAAACTAGCACACTAGTGGAGTATTTTATGTAATGAATAAGATGGAAGCAAATTATAAATTTAATGAACCAGAACTAATTAATGAATTGTACCAGTATATTGCTGATACATATACTAAGCATTATGTCGGGCCTGATAATATTCAAGCATTCGAATTAATTGCTTCCGCAGGTCACGGTGTAGGATTTACCATTGGTGATATTATTAAGTATGCAGCCAGATATGGTAAAAAGAATGGTAGAAATAGACAAGATCTTTTAAAAATACTTCATTACGGAATTCTTGCACTATATATTCATGATAAGGAGAATAATAATGGAAATTAAGATTAATACTGATGAACTTAGGAAGTGCAAGCTATTTGTAGCTACACCTATGTATGGCGGTCAGTGTGCTGGTATGTTTGCACGTAGTATTGCAGATCTCTCTGCTCTATGTACACATCATGGTATTGCACTTCAGATGTATTTCTTGTTCAATGAATCTTTGATTACACGAGCACGAAATTATTGTTGTGATGAGTTTATGCGCTCTGATGCTACACATATGTTATTCATTGATGCCGACATTGGATTTAATCCACAAGACATTATTGCTCTTATGGCTCTCCAACTTCAAAATGATAATTATGATGTAATTGGTGGTCCATATCCTAAGAAGTGTATTTCATGGGAAAAGATTAAGCAGGCCGTTGATAAGGGTATGGCTGACAAAGATCCTAATGTTCTTGAAAAGTTCGTTGGTGATTATGTGTTTAATCCGAAGAGTGGTACTGGTTCTATTCCAATTGGCGAACCTGCCGAAGTGCTTGAAATTGGCACTGGTTTTATGATGATTCGCCGTAGGACATTTGAAGTCTTTGCTGAAAAGTTTCCACAGTATCTTTATAAGCCAGATCATATTAGAACTAAGAACTTCGATGGATCTCGCGAAATTATGATGTACTTTCAAGCTGAAGTAGATCCTAAAACAAAACGTTATCTTTCCGAAGATTATTGGTTTTGTCAAAAGTTGCAAGAAGCTGGCCTTAGTATTTGGCTATGTCCTTGGATGCAACTTCAGCATGTTGGAACTTATATCTTTGGTGGTTCACTCGCAGATCTCGCATCTATTGGTGCCTCTGCAACTGCCGACTCTGATCAAATTAAAAAGTAATTGAAAGGTCTATATTATGAAATTTGATACGCGAACAATCCAAGTTCTCAAGAACTTCTCTACGATTAACCCTTCCATTCTTATTAGGAAGGGCAATCATCTCTCTACAGTATCACCTGTAAAGAGTATTATGTCTCGTGCTAAGGTAGATATTGAATTTGAAAGCACATTTGCTATCTACGATCTATCTAAGTTTCTTAGCACGCTTTCTCTTTTCGAAGATCCTGAACTTACTATCGATGAAAAGACAATTACCATTCGTGGTAAAAACAATGTAGTTAATTATACACTTGCTGAGGCAGCTACAATCATTGCTGCACCAGAAACTATTAAGGACATTCCTGAACCAGAGGTTAGTTTTAAGTTGACTAATGATTCTCTTACTAGTGTTATGAAGGGTATGGGTGTATTGCGTCTTCCTGAGATTGCAGTAACTGGTGATGGTACTGATATTATGCTTCAGGCTATTGACTCTAAAAATCCTAGCGGTGATGTTTACTCTATTATTGTAGGCAAGACTGATAAGAAGTTTAGAGCAATCCTTCGTGCAGAAAACATTAAGTTGTTAACTGGCGATTATGATGTTGATATTACATCAAAGGGTATCGCTAGATTTACTGGCAATGATATTATGTATCTTGTTGCAGTAGAAGCAAATTCAACTTTCTGAGGTTAACAAATGGATGTTAAAGAACAGTTCTTGTGGGTGGAGAAATACCGCCCGAAGACTATCGCTGATACTATCTTGCCTGAAGAGCTTAAAGCTACATTTCAACAATTCGTAGATCAGAAAAACATTCCAAACCTTATTCTAAGTGGCAGTGCCGGTGTTGGTAAAACAACAGTGGCACGAGCCATGTTAGAAGAACTTGAATGTGATTATATTGTAATCAATGGATCTATGAATGGCAATATCGATACCTTGCGTAATGAGATTCTTAACTTCGCAAGTTCTGTTTCACTATCTGG